AGCGAGCGATTGAGCGGAAGCGTGGGAGCGGACAGCCACTCCAGCATGCGCGTGTGGCTCTTCGTGTAGTCGTAGAAAACGACCGTGGGGAATTCGCGGTGCAGCATCTTGGCGAGGCCCAGGTCGCTCGTCCCATCCAAGCGCACGCACGCGGTCGCGCCGCTTTTCGCCGCCTTGCGTACCAGGGCGGATATTTCCTTGCGCAGGGTGTCCCAAAACAGCGGAGCATCCTGGCGCAGGAGGCGCGTGCGCCACTCGCGGGCCTTCTTCGCGTTGCTCATCACCATACGACCGGACGTCTCGCCCAGGCAGACCTTACGGCATCCTGCCGTGCTCCACGGGCAGTTATTCACTCCGTCCAGCATGGCGGGGACGAGGTACAGGATCAGGCCTTCGATATCCATGCCTGCGCCCTTGGCGATCTTTGCGCTCTGCGACGTGAAGAGTGTCATGAATCCCTCCTAGAAGCCGGTGATGGTAACGAGCCAGCCGCCGCGCACGTTGTCGTCCTCGACCACGTAGGCAGCGCCCAAGGTCGTGAGTTGATACAGGTACACCGCCAGCGATCGGCACGCATCCGCGTCGAAGTGGACTGCGTTCTTCATGTGTAGTCTCCTTAGAAAGTGTGTGGCCCTTTGTTCTGCGGTCGGCGGGTAGCGTGTGCTCGGAAGCACACCGCAGGGCGAGCACTCGCCTGCGCGACGGCAGAACAAAAGGCGCGGGGGTTTTGTATCCCCCGCCCCTCTCCCGCTCCTACTCCGACTTGTCGGCATCTCGCCAGCATCGCGTGTCGAACTTGGTAGCACTGCGTTTCGCTTGGCTACCTCGCCGCGTGGGATTATGAATCGCACTTCGCGGACTGCGCTCTTTCTACGCTCGCAAGCTAGAGAGGATCGGTCGTCGTGACATTCGGTCGCTCGCATCGGCTAGTGCCGCATGCTCGCGCGTGTCGCGCTTCATCCTCTCCGCTTCGCTATCGCTGGACTATGATCCGGCCCGCCCGTCCTAGGGGTCGTCGTTTTGCACGTTGCCTGCCGTCCTCCCGCGTCATGCTGTAGCTTCGCGCCTCAGCGCGTGCCGCTTCCAGGGGGTTAGCTGTCGGTCCCATGCATCCGTTCGACCGGATCGCCCGTCGTGTCATTGGAGCTTATACACCGGGAGGCAGAGGCACAGACTGCACGACGTTTGCGCTTCCCTGTGGATCGTCGCTAGCGATTGAAGGCTCTTCGGCTGCTAGCTTCGGCACGGTCGGCGCTGCGGGGTTTCCGCGCGTCGTGCAGGCCATGCGGCCCGATACGTGGTCGCCACTCTATCGCGTGTGCCGTGCTTCCCGTCCGATTTTCCTATCCCAAGAGCACCCTAATGTCAGCCGCTACAGCCGATGTAGGCACCATGTGGGCCGGACTGCGCAGGGAAACGACCGCGCCTCAAGCACACGCTACAGAGCAGCGGACCCCTCGGCCCGTCTGCCTGCCCGGTGAGTTTTCAAACAGCACCCGCCGAAGGTGGCGGCAGGAGGAGACTAGCACAGTGTCATATGACTCTGTCAACAAGTTTCTTTGGTACACATTACCATCCTCCCGCTAAGGCTCCATAGGTCAATCGGTTACAGGGCTAGGTTTTCTGCGAAAGTGCTCGTCTAAACCGTATAAGCAACCGTACCAAGTAGACTCGGAGCATGAGGGATTTGCTGCTCAGGCAGACCGCAGCCGAAGAACTAGAAGCAGCCCAGGTCGCAGCCATAGCAGCTATCGGACTGCGCTCGACAGCGGCCCGTGAGGCTATGCGCCGGGCGCGTGTGGGATTTTTGAAGCGCACGCGGAAGCACCGATGGGACGGGATCGTGAAAGGCGCATGGAGGACGAGAGCATACGGCGCGACCGCCACACTCCCGCAGACTGTGACAGGGTCGGACCATGTTGAAACTGAAGTTCATGATCAGAAAGCACTTTGAACATGAAAACCGTTTTCAAGATCGGTGAATGGGTCATCATCGGCGTCGTGTCCTTCATGGCCGGTGCTCTCGCGCAGGCTAGCCACGACGCGCCAGGGCTAGTGCTCTCGCGCGTGACGCTAGTCCGGTGCGTGCTCGGCCTGGAATTGGCTGCGGACGTTGTAGAGGAACTAGGACGGCGAGAGAGAGGACGAGTATGCGAGCCAGTGTCAATGCGGAACGCGCGGAACTTCCGCTAACGGGAGTTATTTACGCTCCGATAGAACGACAGTATCAGGGTCTATCGCGCGGCATTCGCCCAGGCGATTGGACTGCGCTGCTAGCGTTCGCTCGCGCGTCGGTCCATGCGTGCGCGTCTAGGCGTGCTCTCGCGTCACGACGATCACCTGCGCTGCTACGCGATGCCGCACGGCGAATGACTGACGTGGACCTCGACACAGCATGGCGTGCTGCGCTACGCGGCGACGATGCGACGATGCTAGCCCGCGTGACACCGCACGTTGACCCTCGACCACGCAAGCGCAAGCAAACAGGCTCACCGTGGCGCATGAGCGGATGGCTATCCAGGCGCGCGACGATGCCGCAGGACGAGTGAACATGCAATGACCCTCACTCACTTGCTTGCTCTTGTCCTAGCGCATCCTGGCGCGTCACAGCCCTACCCTACCCCTCCCCCCTGGGGAATACCCGTCGAGCACGGTCCCGATCTCAGCGCGCCATACCCCAATAGCCATGGGATATTTTTCGCCAAAAGTGCCTTTAGTGTAAGTGACTCAAGGAGTTAGCATGCATAGAGCGATCGTGATTCACGTCGGCATCTTGGACTACGGTGGTCTTCCAGGCGACGACACACCCTACCGGCTGGCTTTGGCGAGTCTGCGGCACTTCGTGGATGGGCTGACGGTGCAGTCCGTGAGGGAGCGTATGACGGAGTGGCCTGAGGGGCCTGGGCAGGTGTACCTACTCCCTGCTCTTGTGCAGGCGGGGGAGGGGGTCTGAAAACAGGCCCACCCCTATTTTTTGGGAGAGTGAAACGTGGAAAAGAGAGACAGGGTCTTGGAGTACAGGATCACTTCGCATCTGCACCTGACCGGGTACTTCATCGTCCGCTGGTGGATCGAGTCGGAACCGGAGTTCGGGGGAGTGGATCGGGACACCGCTTACCGGCAGACTGAGGACGCCATCCGTGCTGTCTACGAGAACGCCCAGTCACAGGACAGGAGCTTTAAGGACATCGAGATCTCTCACTTCCTGCTGGAGCGAGTGCCTGCTGCGAACAGCGTCGAGACTTGCAACGAGTTCGGCAACGGAGTCACCGTTCACAGGGACTGGCCGTGAGCATGATCTTCAAGGAGCGTGACCACTTCATCGAGACGGAGCCTGATCAGCTCTCCGACCTAGTATCACTGGCGAACAGCACTCCGCTGAAGGAACTTGGTCATAGGGCGTGGTCCGTGTTCGTCCTGCACTCCAGGGTCTACATACACGCTGGGAAGCTGAAGTGTGAAGCCTGCCATCAGAAGGCTCCCTGCGAAACGATCCGCATCCTCGTCGGTGATTCAGATTCTGGAATCTAGGATGGAGTACCGCTACTCGTACGCTGACCCGAAGGTCCAAGCAAGGATCAAGGCAGGTTGCGTCCATCCCCTCCGAGAAGGTCCGCTGTGCGACGACTGCCCGTGGGTCGATAGGCCACAGCCTGTCGTGGAGTCGCGTGTCGATAGGGTGGACCCTTTTGCGTCCGTTATGACATGTCTCGCCTGTAGTGGACCTTTACACGCCTCTTCTGGCGGGAAGTGGCAGTGCAGGGCTTGCGGGTTCCTGCTGACGTGCTGCGACTGAAAGATCCCGAACGGGAACGTCTGACGGTCAAAGACCCTCAGCCTGAGAAGACTATCCCGTTCGGGAAGGTGGCCGACGCCGAACCGATGGTGCTCCTTCTCCCGCTGTGGATCGCTCTCCCGATGCCTCGCATCGGACCCTGGTCCCGCTGGAAGAACCCTGGCACAACGACTGACGGTCGCTGATAGTCTCGGTGCATGAGGCTCACTCGTCCAGCTCGCGTTGCTCTCCTGACGATGCTCCTCTGGTCCCTCGTCTCCTGGGCCTCAATGGAGTACTCCCCGATCCGCGACTGCTACGAGGTCCAGATCTGGAACGGGAAGCTGTACCTGAAGACCGGACGGTGGAACTGCCTGTAGGTTGCGCGGAACTAGTCGATTGCTTTATAAATCAACTAGGGGATTCGACGCAACAAGAACAGGCTAGGATTCGTGGCGAAACCTTGGAGGGAGGTTTCCCCCGTACCCCCTTCCAGTTAGGAGAAGTCTCTCTAGTATAGGGAGTAGTTCTTCTTCTTCACTACACTTCCCTACACTACACTTCACTTAACTTAACTTCCTGGGTTTGGTCCAGCCACTCCCCAGGTGTTAGCTGGATGGAGTTGCTCTATCAACCATCCATCAACTAAGCCGGATCGATCCAGCTAAGCTGGGGAATAGTCTTGACACGGGGTGTAAGCTGGTCGTGGAGGTGCGAGCCAACATGGCGAACAAGCACAGCAAGGAGTCGTGGTTCAAGCTGCAAGGGAGGCTGCTTGAATCGTCGGTGTGGGAGGAAGACCCGGCGACGAGGATCGTCTGGATCACGCTGCTGGCCCTCGCCCAGAAGGTGGAGTCGAGGAACGATGGACCGGGAGTCGTGCTGATTACTCCAGGCAATCTGATCAGGAAGGCTTTCGTGTCGAAGGCAGAGTTCGAACACGCGATCGAGAGGCTCACGGCACCCGATCCTCTGAGCAGGACGAATGCTCCTCGCCTGGAGGTTCTACCGAACGGGTACCGCATCCCAGCTTTCGAGCAGTACAACGACACCGAAATCTGGGAGCGATGGAGGGAGCGAGCTAGTAAGGGCGGAAAGGCTCGCGCAGAGAACGCAGTGCGAGACGAGACAGGGAAGTTTCAGTCGAAGGAGGCAGAGTGAGCGACACCGCATACGAGTCAGCGTGCCGTGAGATCGATGACCTGAAGGAGGCGATCAAGGCGATCGTCAAGACGAACAACCATCTGGTTATCCCGATGTACGTATGGGAGACAGTGAACGCCTGCGTGCCGGACGAGACCGCGAAGGAGGACGAGTGACACAGCTAGGGATGGGAGTCATGATCAACATGCTGAGCGGAAGCGGAGCGACGTACACGTCGTCTGCGGTTGGGGCGACAGAGGGGAAGGTCATCAAGAGCATCAGCCTGGAGCCTCGCGGCGCAGACGAAGACCGCTACGACGGCAGCGACAGCATCGTGATCGAGGTCGAGGACGGGACGAAGGTCGTGTTCCGCGACCACGGGCAGTCGTGCTGCGAGTCGCGCTACGTGACGACGGATGCGGATCTCCCGTCGTACGTCGGCAAGAAGATCATCGAGTACGAGCTGCGCGACATGCCGGGTTCTGGAGACGAAGACAGCAGCGACTACCACGACGTGCAGGCCTTCGTGATCCACACCGACGAGGGCAACATCGACTTCGTCACTCACGTCGAGCACAACGGCTACTACGGCGGCTTCTCGATCCAGGGCGTGATTCTCTCTTCCCCGGCAGAGGTCGAGAACGAGGAGATCCACTGATGGACTGGTGGATGTTCTTCACGTCGGGCCTCTGGACAGTAGGGGGTGTTGTTGCTTTCGGAGCTTCGATCGCTCTCTACCGCTGGCTGTCCAAGAACTACAACGACGAGATGGAGACGATCGCAGGGGCACTGATCGTTCTGCTCGTCGTCCTACTGCTGACGGGGCTGGTCTACGTGAGTAGGAAGGCGTACATGGACGCGCATCCATTTCCAGCCGAAGCGGTGGAGCAGAAGTGAAGGCGAAGGTCGTCACGCAGATCCACGGCATCATCCATCAGCTACTTCAAGAGCAGAGCAAGCTGAAGAACGATGGGTCTGATCCGCAGTACGCGGTCATCGCGAGGACGATCCCGTATCTGCGCGCGGCGGTCGCCGCGTATGAGGGAAGGGAGATCCAATGAGCAGTCCCCACGTCGTAGCTGAGTCCTTCGAACAGTTCCTGCGGACGACCCCAGTTTCGTTGCGGTGTACGGTCTGTAAGTTCTTCCGTGCGTACCCGACCGAGGCCGAGGGCATACGATCCACCATCCAGCGCCGTGGCTTCAACAGGAACGGAAAGGGCAGGAGTAAGCCGGGAACCGAGCAGCATGTGACCCCTCTTCAGGTTGCTACCTACATCGGAACGAAGTATCCTGATACTGTAACGGCTGCAAACGTGTACGAGCACTGGAGGAACGGGCATGAGGAGGGTAGATGACCGAAGCGACCTTCGAAGAGTTTCTAGTCAAGAACGATGGCTACGCTAGGGCGAGACATGGAGCCCGCGTAGTTCTACCAGCCCTGGACGGGTGCGTGTTCGTTGTGAGCGATCAGCACTACTACCCAGGAGCGGAACCAACCCCAGCACACAAGGCGAGCGTCATGTTGGCGAACCGTCTTCGCCCATGGGCGGTCGTCGCCAACGGCGATGCGATCGATGGAGCGTCCATCTCTCGCTGGCCTGTCTCTAGCTTCACAGAGCTAGGGGCGCGGACCACCGTCGTCGCAGAGTTGGCAGAGACGGCAGCTCGACTCAAGGAGTACGAGGATCTCAGCTCAGTCAGGTTCCTCGTCTGGAACCTTGGCAACCACGACGCACGCTTCGAAACGAAGCTGGCAGAGAAGGTGCCTGAGTACGCAGGAGTCGAGGGCACCTCGCTGAAGGATCACTTCCCCGGATGGCTTCCTGCTTGGGCAACATGGATCGGTGACGCGAGCAAGCCAGAGGTCGTGATCAAGCACCGCTTCAGAGGAGGCGAGTACGCTGCCTACAACAACGCTGTGAAGAGCGGAGTGTCGATAGTCACGGGCCACGATCACAAGCTGTGGGTCAAGCCCTTCGCTGACTACAACGGCATCCGCTGGGGAATCGACGCTGGTACGATCAGCACGATCGACTCTCCACACTTCACGAACTACACCGAGGACAACCCGCAAGACTGGCACTCCGGTTTCGTCATCCTGCACTTCCGTGGCGGCAAGTTCACAGGGCCTGAGCTGGTGTGGGCGCTTCCCGGCACCAAGCAGGTTCTCTTCCGAGGAGAGAGCTTCACTCCATGATCCGAATGGTAGGTTTTGTTGCTGTGCTCGCGCTAGGGTTTGCTGCTTGCGACGACAACGTCGTCAAGGCTCCCAAGGCCGCTGAGAGTGATCCTCAGTTCGTAGTGGAGCGTGAGATGACCTACGAGGGCTATAAGAGGGTCATCGTCGTGAGAGACAAGATCAACGGGAATCTGATCTACATCACGCCAGAGGCGGGAGTCTTCGTGAGGGAGGACGAGGACGAGTGATCGTCCGCGTCTACTTGCCCACCGGGTCGCACCTCATGTTCGGCGGTGTCGAGAAGGTCGTGTCTCCACACCCCGACTACATCAGCTTCGGATACACAGAGCGAGAGGGCGTGAAGAGGAAAGGCCACGCCGTCTTCGGAGCGAAACAGATTTGCGGATACGCGAAGGAGGGACCAGATGACAGCGGGACAGCTGGCGATCGTGATAGCTGAGGACTACGGCAATGAGGCGTCGATAGAGGATCTGATCGACGCTGTAGGCATCCTTGTCAAGCGCGATCGTGATGCGTACGTCGCGTCACTCTTGGAGCGCAGCGAGAGGGTTGACGAGAAGGATCTTGTCCTGGCGTGCCTCGATGGATGTCAGGAACATCTGAGCAACGCCAGCATGGCGTGGTACGCGAGCACCAAGTGACCAGGGATCAGATAGTCCTGATCGTGATCGCGATACCGTACTCCGTGATCATCGCGGCAATCGTCCTGTTCGTGAAGAAGCAATGGAGGAAGCGTTGATCTTTTCGATTAGCAAAGACAGCGACGGCCCGCCTTGCATCAAGTGTGGGTCGTGTAGGAGCGGCGTTTCAACAGTCGTCAGTAGGGGAGAAGGTTACAGGTGGTCTACGGTCACGGTCTGTGAGGAGTGCATCTTCAAGGCTGTCGTAGGCGACGTGGCGTATCAGCGTGCGGTCAACAACGCGAGCACGCCACTCGTAGCCGAGACCGTCACGATTCCGAAGAGTGACTACCTGAGCCTGCTGGAGGGTGTGCCGTACAGGCCGAAGCAGTGGTGGTGGCTATGAGAAGGGTGAAGGTCAAGCGCTTCCGCGCAGCCTACGTGCTGTGGCTAGCGAAGGTCATGCCGTCCATCCCGAAGGGGAAGCAGCCGATTTCGTTCCGTTCATGGCGTCGTCGTGTGGAGAGGAGAGCGAATGCAGTTTGAGGAGTTCAAGAAGATCCCACGCCTGTTTCGAGACTGTACGATCACTGAAAAGATCGATGGGACGAACGGGCAGATCCTGATCAAGGACGCGATGGACGGCGACTTGAACGATGCAGAGCCGCTCACCAGCTATGCGTACGAGGGCAACCTGTACTACGTCTACGCTGGGTCGCGTAACCGCTGGGTCTATCCGCGCAAGAGTGAGGACAACTCTGGATGGGCAGCGTGGGTGCTTGAGCGTGCGCCGCTGCTGGTGGAGATCCTGGGCACGGGTCGCCACTACGGGGAGTTCTGGGGGGCTGGCATCCAGAGGAAGTACGGGCTAACGCAGACGGACAAGCGCTGGTCGCTTTTCCATCCGAAGTGGAACGAGATCCTGAAGGGACGCAGGCTTGGAGGGTTGCAGGTTCCAGTAGGCCTGGGCTGCGTTCCGATTCTGTACGAGGGACCGTTCTTGACAGACATGGTTGAGCGATCGAAGTCAGTCCTACGCACTCAGGGCTCGCATGCCGCTCCAGGCTTCATGGACCCCGAAGGGGTGGTGATCTACCATCAGGCGGCGAACGCCTACTTCAAGTCCACGCTCAAGGACGACGAGAAGCCGAAGGGCAGTACGGAGTAGCCGATGTCGAAGAAGATGAGCGCGCAGCAGATCAAGCGCGAGATCGAAAAGCTGGCGTGCGGCGACTGCAAGCATTTCTTCTCCTTGCACGGGCCTAAGGGTTGCTCAGTCCAGTGGTGTGACTGTGCGCTGCGTGAGAAGAAGCAAACACTAAAGGGTAGGTGAGTACATGGCAAGCGTGAACAAGGTGATCTTGGTCGGGAACATCGGCAGGGATGCCGACGTGCGCGAGACGAAGAAGGGCGACGTCATCCTCAACTTCTCCGTCGCGACGAGCGAGAAGTGGGACGGCGGCGAGGACACGCAGTGGCACAACGTGGACGTGTTCGGCAAGCTGGCGAACGCGATCAAGGACTACGTCAAGAAGGGCCGTCAGATCTACGTCGAGGGGCAGCTCGTTCACGAAGAGTGGCTCGACAAGGATGGCAACAAGCGGAACAAGTCGAAGGTTAAGGTCGGCTTCAACGGGAAGGTCGTGCTGCTAGGCAAGGCGGGCCAGGGATCGCAGGAGGAAGCGCAGGAGCGCATCCGGCCCGCTCGCGGGAGCGAGAGCGGATCCGGCACAGTCGTTCCAGACGACGACGTCCCGTTCTAGGAGGGTGCATGAGGGTCACGATTGAACACGACGACGGACAGATCGACACCTTCGATCTGACGATTCAGTTTGACGAGGACGACAACCCTTCGATCAAGGTCGAGCAGGACGCGCAGCTGAAGCCTCGCCCGGAGCGTCACGACGTACTGGAGGGCAACACGGTCAACGGAACCAGCGAGCCGGAAGAAGGGCCGGACGATGAAGTCGGTCAGCCTGAGCCGCCAGTCGAGGGCGAGCTGCTGAATCCGCAGTGCTTCCTCTGCGAGAACTTCATCGGGGACACGGACACGGACAGCTTGTACTGCTTCGGATGCAGGACGTTCATCTGCCCAGAGCATCCGCAGACGCCGTGGGGCACTCACATGCCCGACGATCATGACAAGCCGTAAGAAGCAAGGGTTCACGCAGGAGAGGGTCGCACTCCCAGAGTGTCGGGGGTGCGACAACTGCCCTGAGGTTCCGAGCGAGAACGAACTATTCGTGCTGGGCTACAACATGAAGTGGTTCTGCAGGGCGTGCTTTTTCAAGATGGCGACAAGATGGCCGAGGCGAAGAGTTAGCGTTAAGCCGGTCACCAAGGAGAGCGAGTGGATCGAGAGCCCGGAGAAGTTCCGTGAGCGCTGGGAGAAGGGCGAGAAGCAGACTGACCTGATCGCGGAGCGTCTACGGTCTGACGGGCTGGACGTAAAGGCCCCCCAGCGTACATTCCGTAAGACGTATGCGGACAGGAAGAACTACAAGGACGAGACGGACCTGATCGTCAATGGGCGGCGCATCGAGGTGAAGAGTCGCCGGTTCAACTGGACGAGCCTTGATGACTATCCGTACGACACGATCTTCGTAGACACCGTCAAGAAGTGGGACGGCCACAAGGTGAAGCCGCTGGCTTCGATCAACGTCTCGCAGGTTACGGGGGCAGTCGTTGTTGTCCCAGGTAAGTCAAGTGGGGAGTGGATGAAGGTCTCGGCCAAGGATAAGGACACAGGCTTTGTCTACGAGAACTACGCCGCTCCCAGGGGTACGTGGAAAACGTACGAACAACTGGTCGATTTTCTGAAGAGCATGGAGGCTGCGCAGTGAATCAGGAAGACGAATACGGGACGGAGGCGTTCAGGTTTGGTGTAGGTCTGGCGGTGCAGGACACCGGGCAGCTGCGGACCTTCGGTACGGGAGCAACGCGCGACAGTAGCCAGGAGAAGCTGGACCCATTCGGCTTCATCTCGCCGCTCGCGCTGCACCGCTTCAGCGAGTACATGCACAAGCACCGCCTACAGAGCGACGGCAAGCTGCGAGACAGCGACAACTGGAAGAAGGGCATGCCAGCGATGGAGTACGTCCGCTCGCTGATCCGGCACGTCCTCGACTTCTGGCTCGTCACCAGCGGGCTCTCGCCACGCTTCGACACGAAGGTGACGGACCCGCAGGAGATTGCGTGCTCGATCCTCTTCAACATTCAGGGCTACCTGCATGAGACGCTGCAGGGGCCGAAGCTCTACACCGTAGGACAGGCAGTCAACTCGGAGTACGAGCGCATGCAAAGAAAGGGATGTGACGAGAGACCGCTCTTCGTGACCGGGCTGAGCAAGGCTAAGAGGCCTGGGCTCCACCCAAACGTGCGCATGCCGCTGGAGAAGGGCGAGGATCAGGTGCGCCGGATGGTCGATCAGAGCGTTCATGAGGAGGTCGAGCTAGCGTTCGACAGGATGACTGCGTGAACCTGAGCAAGGTTTACGGGGAGCCGCCGTGGTTCCTCGTAAACCTCCAGCACAACGCGAAGTACCCATTTTTGTTCAGGGTTGTGGGACAATACGTATGGATCGAGGTTGCCTGTTGGGTGACAAAGAGCAGCGCAAAGAAGGGCTGGGAAGTCAAGCTGACGCGGGCTGGTCTCACGCGCTTCATCAATCCGTTGTTCGGCTGCTGCTGTGCGATCTATCTCACGCCCTCAAGGAGAGCGAATGAGTAAGCGTCTAAGTCAAGGGATCCGCATCTATGAGCACAAGGGCCGCAAGCTGCTGAGTCGCGACTGCTACAACTTCGGTCATGGAATGAAGGAGTTCGACAACCGCCAGCTCAAGGCGGCATTCCTGCATGAGCCATTCGCCGTCATCGCTATCGGATGCGAGGAAGGCGCGATGGCGGTTCACTACAAGTGGGGCCGCTAGCTTGCTGCATCTGCGGAGGCGGGTTCGTCGTCAAGCACTGCGACGAGTGCAACCATGACTTCTGCAGACACTGCCGGAAGCGGCTCTTCTGGCGCGGAGTGCTGGCAGTTAGGGAGTACCTAACAGACGAACCACCGAAGCACTGCAAGTGCAGGATCAAGAAGTCGAAGTGCTGCGGACGAAAGGGGGCCGAGTGACTGACTATCCAGAGTGGACAAGGAACGTACCAGACCCAACGGATTGCCCGAAGTGCGGCAAGGATTCGTGTGACGGTACGTGTGACAGGGAGAGCGAATGAAGAAGCAGCTGTTCATCTACCACGGGAACTGTTTCGACGGGTTCACCGCAGCCTGGGTGTTCGACCGTTTCAGGAAGCAGCTCAGGGATCCGATCATGGATGGGGAAGTCGAGTACTTCCCCGCGATGTACGGGAAGGAGCCGCCGGACTGCAAGGGTAAGGAGGTCTGGGTCGTTGACTTCTCGTACGACCGACAGACGATGATCGAGAAGGTCATCAAGCCGTCAACGCGCACGTTCATCTTCGACCACCACCAGACGGCTCAGGCAGCGCTCGACGGCATCCTTGACGAGGTCCGCACTCAGCATCGGCTGCAGCGCGACAAGGATCTGGTCGTCTTCGACATGAACCGTTGCGGTAGCGCGATCCTGTACGACTACCTTGAGGACATCGCTGACAAGAAGGCTGGATTCCGCAAGCCGCGCTACAACGGGTTGCGAGACCTCTGGCTGATCGACTACATCGATGACCGAGACCGCTGGGTGTGGAAGCAGCCTGACTCCAAGGAGGTCTCGGCGTACATCTCCGCGACTCCGATGACGTTCGAAAACTGGGAGTCGATCGCAGCTATCGGCAGGAGGGATGTGGCTGAGGGTGGGCGCGCGATCCTGAAGTACATCGATCTCTTCGGAGTGAAGGTGCGCGAGCAAGCCGTCTTCCACGACTTGGCCGGGTACAACGTGCCGACGATCAACACTCCGTACATGAACTGCTCAGATCACGTCGGCGGTCTTTGCGAGCAGTACCCAGACGCGAAGTTCGCGGTTGGCTACTTCGCACGCAGCGACGGGCAGTGGCAGTTCTCGTTGCGCTCAAGGGGGGAGTTCGATGTCTCAGAGATCGCCAAGCAGTTCGGAGGGGGAGGCCACAAGAACGCCTCAGGCTTCAACGTCGGACAGCTCCCGTGGGACGGGCCGAGGGCTGATCAGTCGATCGTTCCGGTTGCCGCCGAACCTGACGTCTATCGCCCTCTTACTGTCGGGCCATCCGTTTGACCCTGACGGCGATGTATCGCAAACGATACACCTAGGAGAGGACTCGGACTGATGGCTAAGAAGGCGGATCTGTCCGCGAAGCAGACTAAGGCTCTTGCGTTGCTGGTGGCCGGTCAGTCGCAGGAGGCTGCGGCCCTAGCGGCGAACGTAAGACCGAAGACTCTGCAGGAGTGGATGCGCGACAATGTCTTCAGGGACGAGCTACGTCTCGCCCTGGAGAGGATGCGTCAGACCTTCGAAGCCCGCGTCATGGGGCTGGCCAACAACGCAGCTGTCGTCGTTGACGAGATGATCAAGGACGGCAGCAACAAGGATCGGCAGCTGGAGGGAGCGAAGCTGGCCTTCAACTCTGCCGTCCGTCTCTCAAACCGATACAAGGAGCTGCAGGTTGAGGGGTACGTGGCACCGGCTCAGCCGCTGGTTGTTTTCCCTGCGGGCACGAAGTTCCCGTGGCAGAACAATGCTATCGAAGCAGCCATCGACGTGACCGCACAAATTATCGATGATGAGCCAGAACAACTTGAGGAGGGTGAGGTGGACGAATCATGATCGAGTTCGAAACCGTAGATGGAGATCGCGTCTGGGTGCATCAAGGGCGGGTGCTGCTTGTCACTCAGGCGATGGTGAAAGAGGGCGGGAAGCCGATGCCGATGCTGGGCTGCTCGATGGTCAACGTGGCAGGACTGGCTCCGCTATTCGTGAAGGGAAATCCTGCGGACGTCGTCCTCAAGATCGAGGTGGGCGATGCAGGAAGCAGCAGGTTCTCAGCCTGAGTTCGTAGAGCCAGAGCCAGACGGTCCACGCACATTCGATTGGGCGTCAGACGAGCAGAAGTCTGCCGTCGAGGCGATGCCTGGGACTCCGCTCCTGCTCATGGGCGGGTTCAACTCAGGTAAGACCTCGGCGGCGATTCTGCACATGCTGGCACTGTGCGACAACTTCCCCGGCTACAAGGTCGCGGTCCTCCGCAAGACCTTCAAGGACTTGTCGTTGACGACCCGTCCGTCGTTCGATCAGTGGATTGATCCTAAGCGAGTGAGGGCGTCATCGGCAACCGAGGTCACGCTCGACAACGGTTCGAAGTTCATCTTCCACCACCTTGACTCTCCGAACAGCGCGACGATCCTGAAGGGTCTCGAAATCAACGCGGCCATCCTCGATCAGGCCGAACAGATGCAGGAGCGTACGTTCACTGTTCTGCTGGGCCGTCTCGGTCGTTGGAAGGGGGCGCGGGTGCCGAAGTGGGTACTCGACGCGAAGGGTGGCAACTGGCCCTGGAGGAATCGCAACGGACAGGCGGTCCCTCCGATCTCTCTAGTCCTTACGGCGAACCCGACAGAAGAGGGCGACCCTGAGCTGCACTGGCTCTGGCAACGCTTCTGTCCAGAGTCGAAGTCGTTCCAAGAGAAGTGGTCGAAGGTTGGCTATCGGCAGTTCGTCATGCCGACCACCAAGAACAAGTTCGCTGGCGAGCAGAACGTGGAGATCCTGCTCCAGCAGGACGAGGACTACGTTGCTCGTTTCGTGCGAGGAGAGTGGGTTAGATCGAAGGGCCACATCTTCCGCCTGGACGACATGTCGATTCTCGACTATGACCCATCGCTGGTGTCGTGGATCCAGAACAACTGCATCCTGGGAAGAGTGCTCGACCATGGAGACAGCGCGCCTACATGCTGTCTCTGGTACGGAGTGGATCAGTACCACAACGTCTTCTTCTGGCAGGAGTACTATCAGGCTGGCATAGGTGAGGACGGCAAGGAGTACAACGTCTCAGACCATAGGCGCTCGATCACGCAGCTGTCGAGGCCCCTATCGTTCCGCATTAACATGGCCGACGCTTCGATCTTCGACAAGACGCGCAACATCTCCGGGTACACACGTCGCCAGCAGCGGTGGTCGGTTGCTGACGAGTACACGGATCGGAAGATCATTCAGGAAGACACTGCGATCTACTGGACGCCAGCCGACAAGAACGAGGCTCTATCGCGCCAGCGGCTATCCCAGTACCTGAGGCTTGACGGGAGGCACAAGCATCCAGTCACAGGCGAGGTCGGCGCTCCGCACATCTACTTCGTCAAGCAGAGCGACGAGCATCCGCACGGCATTAGTCACGCAATCCGAGAGATACGCTCCGCGAAGCGGTTGCAGGTTGGCGAGAACGACGGCAAGCCGATCTACAGCGACGACCGTGACCCATCCGTGCCGGACCATGCGCTAGACTGTGTACGGTACGTCGTGAACAGCCATCCGATCCCGGCCAGCGCTCCGGTTGAGGAGAAGAAGCTGACGGCGATTGCCAAGCCTGATGGGCGGGTCATGATCACGCTCCCACCGATCGAGACGTCCAGGGGAGACGCTAAGCCAAAGCGGTACATGGAGAAACGTAAGTGGCGTTCGCGCGGCGGCGGATACTGAGGAATGGTAAAGTAGACCTATGAGCAACGAAATGCCGGGATTCATCGAGCCGCCTGCCGATATGATGACGCCTCCAGGCGTCGATCCAATCCAGGCACTGTTGGCCGCTGCCGGTCAGGGTCAGGACGGCGACACAGAGGACGACGCTGAAACGAAGAAGAAGGAGGAGGACTTAGTACGGCTCCTCTTCAAGCGCATCTCCAAGGCCAAGGAAGCGAAGAAGCAGTGGGAAGAGGACTACGAAGTTGATCGGCAGCACGACTACGTCAGAGGCTTCCAGCGTGACCCCGCCGATGAGCTGGACGCGCAGGGCGAGCGCAAGTACATCGTCAACAAGATCCTCGCCGCTCTGAAGGCCCGCATCCCAGCGCTGTTCTACTACTTCCCGTACGTGCGCGTGAAGCCTGCGCGCGGGCGAGCCGATACTGTCGGCTCCCAGATTCAAGAGCGCGCCCAGCTGCTTCAGGACACGATCAACACGATCGTGCGTCAGCCGAAGACGCGCTTCAAGCAAGAGACGATGATGGCGCTCAAGGAAGCGCACTGGGCCTATGGCGTCATCGAGACCGGATACGACGCTGAGTGGGGTGAGAACCCATTTTCGCAGAAGCCAGCGCCGCTGATCGAGAACGAGGATGTCAGGGAAGACCTTGAGGGGATCGGGCTCGTCCCAGAGGAAGGCTCTCCAGAAGAGGCTCTAGCTGGGCTAAAGGAAGTCCCGCAGTCTGAGACGTTCTACGTCAAGCATGTCCCTGCGCGTCAGTTCTACGTTGCGTCGAACGACAGGTCCGCTACTGAGACTCAGGACTGGCTTGGGTACTGGGAGTGGATGTACGTCGAGGACGTCAAGAGGTCAGAGTCGTTCCAGAACACTGAAGACCTGAAGGCGAACGCCAAGATGTCCGAGGGCGCGAAGGACAGCGACCTCACTCCAATCGGCAAGGACGACAAGGCGAAGGACGTTCCGCCCGACATGGTGCGCGTCTGGAAGATTTGGGACCAGCGTGAGAAGAAGCGCTACGTCATCGCAGAGGGCCACGACCGCATCCTGAAGGAGAGCGGTTACTACTACCTGCCGCTGAGCGTGCTGCGTTTCGAGGTCATGCCGGGTGAGTGGTATCCGATCCCTCCGATCTACATGCAGCTGACGGAGCAGGATGAGACGAACGATAGCCGCGAGTGGCTGCGTATCGTCCGCAAGGGTACGCGCCCGCGCTACGTCTACGACAAGAACTCGTTCCCAGCTGATGAGTTGGAGAAGCTGGAGAACGACGAGTTCTTCACGATGATCGCAACCGAAAACGGCAACATGAATCCGATCGTTCCGGTGGCGATGCCGCAAATCTCCGATGCGGTCCTCCGCACGCTCTCGCTCTCGGACACTGCGTTTGCTGAGCAGTCAGCATCGTCGCCAATCGATCGACAGACGCGCACGGCTGGTGGAAAGCCGACGGCTACTGAAGTCGAGGCGATGGGTCAGGCCGGTGATGTCCGCGACTCGTACGAGCAGCAAGAGGTTGCGGAGTGGCTCGCGCAGATCGCTTACGCGATGATCAAGTGTGCCCTGGAGAAGATGACGCTGCCTCAGTGGGTGCTGATCAACACGGATCCAACGAGTCAGAGCTACGCAGTTGAGACGAACCTCATCACGCAGCAGTTCAACCAGTTCATGCAGCTGTTGAAGGCGAACCAAGCGGCCAAGTCTGGGCAGACTCTGCCTCCGAGTCCGGCGTTCCAGCCGGATGCCGCGCCTGGAGCGCCTCCGCAGGGGGCACCGCCTGGAGCGCCTCCGCAGGGGGCACCGCCTGGAGCACCGCCGCAGCAGGGAGAGCCGCCACAAGGTGGGGCGCAG